CTGGACTTTTAGTAGGTATCTAGCAAGGACTTTGACGAAAGTGAATTACGATTCACGTGTTTCAATAAAACTAACTTCTAACTTTGAAGACAGTCAGGAGTTGACGTACAGAAGTCTTGTAAAGCATTTATCTGCTGCAAAGGACTACGAGGTTGATTCGCTCATGGGTATGCGATTGGAAAAAGTTCCTGAGCCAGATGAGGTGGATTACATCGTCACTTCAAGGCTCACTCTCCAGCAAGTTGACAGAAACTACAAACTCAATTATTCAGATTTTGAGTTTGTTAAAGGAAGTATGATGGGGATAGTCCATATCTTGCCACATATTGCAAAGATGGCACGTGGGACCTTTGGAGGACTAGATGAGGCTCTACTTTCTTTTAATGATATGTGCGTTCCATTTAGAGATGTGGCAGTTCTTCGCTTTGGTGATGTCTCATTTCTCTTCACTCCAACACCAGAAGGTTATTCACAGTGTGCATGCATATCCACGGCGGAGACTGATAAGATGGCCGAGATTGCTCAACATAAGACCTGGTGGGATAAAGTTTGGCCGTTTGTTGAGTTGTTTGAGCTAATTGCTAAACTTGCTTTGACAGCGTTTTCAATATTCCCAACTGCTGAAGGTCTTACATCCGAGAGTTGGGCTGATGACGTGGATGATGCTGAGCGGAAGGGCACCCTTGGTTATGCAAATGGTTGGGATGCAACACCACAGAAGAGAGTTCCAAAATCAGCAATGGCGGAGACATCTAACCGCATGCAAAAAGAATACTGTCCTGTACACCACACTATGGATTTGTGCTTTGTTGTAAATGAGAAAAGGAAAACTCCCATCATAAAAGACATTTATGGACAAGAATCAACTAACTTGAGAGCTCAGATGCCAACAGAGTATGTGATTAACGAGACTTTTTCTGTCAGTACAAGCACTCTTGACGGAAAAGGCGGGAAGAAACCTGATGATCCGACTCGATTTCAAATTAAGGAAGTTAGTACTAAAGGTTGGAAGCAAGCAAAGAATGATGACACAATAAATTGGGTGCAAAACTATCGCGCACCTGATGCATACCAATCAGATGCTACGAAGCTCATTAGTGAAGCCTGTATAGATAATGGATCTATAGAGGTGGCAACGCTTGTGTCGCTTAACACTGTGTATATGGCAGACTTTACACATCCAGTTTGCCGTGGCATTATGTTGAGGGACAAGATTGGTGTAACCAACGCTCATTTGGATTATGATGCTTCAATTGGTGACCAAGTGGAAGTATGGCTTGATAGTAAGACTGTTCACATGGCAAAAGTGAAGAAAATAGTGCCCTCAAGAGATCTCCTTTTCTTTGAGTTAGAACCAAAAGCAAGAAGTTTTAGGGACATCACTGGTTTTCTACGACCTAAATCAGCAGCTATGTCTATGAGAGGTGTTCCAGCATTTTTAAACATCGTGAAGGGCACAACGATCGTCCAACGTCTCATTGCATTGCAGGAAAACACCCAGGTGATTGTGGATGACAAAGAACGTGAAGGTGTCATGTATCGCACGACACTTGATTCTTTTAAATTTTCACCAGTCGCCACTCAGGCAGGAGATTGTGGTTCACCCATAATTATAATTGATCCAACACAAAAACATAAGTTCGTGGCGATTCACAGCGCAGCGAACCACTTAACTGGTCTTGGTGCAATTATCTTTTCTGATGATGTACCACCCGTTGAAATGAAATCCGAGAGCCTACACACAATCAAACCTTTGAGCCACCAGTGTGTCAAGTTAGTAGAGGAACCGGATTACCTATTGTTTAAGACAATAGGGTATTGCTTTGATGGAGAAAACATTGTTAGAGGTTATCGCCCAAAAACAACTAGGTTGTGGAGATCCCCACTTCAAGGATTTTGTAAACCACAGTATGAACCATCTATATTGTGTGATGATGATACACGGGCTCCCAATGCACATGTGTACACACGAGGGCTTGACAAGTGGAGCCATGAACAACCGGAAATTGACCTGGATCTTCTGAAGCAATGTACAGAGGGCGTGTGTGAGTACCTCTCTACCAAAGTGAGTAAGTCTGGCTATGTCATGAAGATACTGACTAGGACGGAGGCAATAAATGGTGTCTCAACAATACCTTACTCTAATCCTCTAACAAGAAATACCTCAGCCGGGTACCCCTTCTGTAAGTGGCCAGGGATCACCATGAAGACGAAGTTTTTCAAGCAAAGGGCTGATGGAGATATATGGCAGTTTGCTGAAACACCAGAGGCTGAGAGACTACATAGGGCAATGGATGCGCTCATAGACTCGTGTAGAGCTAGCCAGAGGACTGCGGTTGTCTTTTCAGGTGCTTTGAAAGACGAACCACTTAAGTTGAAGAAAATTTATGACGCCGGAAAAATAGCATCTCGCACTTTTGCGGGATCACCTCTCGACTTCACACTTGTTCATCGTATGTATTTACATACCGCTGGTGCTGCACTCACTGCTCTCCACGATAATATACCCATCAAAGTTGGCATAGATCCAGCTTCTACTGAGTGGCATAATCTCTATCATTATCACGCAGAAGTGAGCGACCGTGGGTTTGACGTGGATTTCTCAGAATGGGATGCAAGTGTGCCAGCTATCTTCATGGAGCAGTGCCCAAAGATCTACAATGCAATCTACAAACTTTGCGACCCAGATTGGAAAGAGGAGCATGATACGATAAGGA